ACACCCCGTTCAAGACCGCGAAGTTGACCGGCTTGCCCGCTGTGACCGCGACCGTCCCGAGTGCCACGGACGTCCAGGTCGTGCCCACCAGCTTGTAGAAGACGCCGTTGGAGACTTTGATGCTGTACTGCGTGACGTTGTTGACCCAGAAATCGAATGCACCATCCACCGAGGCATCCCCACCCACTGCGGCGCCGAGATAGGCATTGCCCGGTCTGGACTTCCAAGAAGCGTTGGTCGTGAAGTAGCCGTTGAGCGCCTCGGCGAAGCCCAGCACGGACGGGGAGACCGGCGGGATCCGCTGGTCAATCCCGAAGCTCGCGTAGTTCCATTTCAGCGGCGCTTGTCGGCTCGGCACTATCGGTTCCCCCACACCGTACGAAGAATCGACGCCTCGTCGTTCGTCATGCCGCCACCGCGGTAGTTGTGCGGCACCATCTGCGGCTGATCGTCGAAGAAGCCGTAGTCGTTGGCCATCTGGCGAATCAGCCGATTCTTCTCGCCTTGGGCTTGCTCGGCCCGTACCGAATCATCGAACACGTCGCGGTACATGAGTTCCATGCCGCCCTCGACAACGAGGCCGCGGTAATCTTCGGGGATGACGATCAGATCCCCGTCATCCACCAGATTCGCCACGGCGATCTGGTAGTCGTAATGCACCTGCGTATAGTCCTTGGCGAACGGGTAAAACGCCAGCGAAGGCGTCGGCACTGAGGTCGAGGCGGACGTGGTCGACGTGGTCGACCCGACCACGCTCCAATCCACCTTCACGCTGTTGCCGGCCCCCGGCGGCCCCGAGAGTTCGATCGTAAAGCCCGTCGTCAATTTGCCCGACCACCAGGCGCTTGACATGGCCGGTGACCCGCTCCCGACCCCCACGCTCAGGCTGTCGATCAAGTAATTGGCGTCCGACTGCGCCTCAGCGAACGTGACCGCGGCCGTGGTATCCGTCCCGCTGATCGTCACGCTGCCGCTGATCGTCTTGATGGTGGTGCGTTCGACCGATTGCTGATCCCACAGCATCGTCCAGTACCGCGGTGCATCGAACTGTGCCAAGGAGGCGATCAACCGCCGAAACTCCCGATTGCCAACAAACCCCATCGGGGGGGTGCTGATGAAGTTGTCCACCTCGTCCGGCATCCGAAAATCGGACGGGAGGGCGTAGGTCATCTGAAACAACTTGTACGTCTGCCCCGTGAGCGAGGCGGCCGCCAGGGGAGGCGTAATGGAGAGACTCGTGGCGGACCCGACCGCCGTCACGCGGTACAGGTCCGCCTGAGCCCCGATCTTGATGTACCACCCTTCATGCACCGAGGACCAGGCCGTGCCGGTCCCCGTCAACGTGCTCGTGTTCTGCGTCCCCGCGATCGTGCCTGCGGTGTAGGGCGGCCCGAGCGTCATCGCCCCGCGCTTGTTCAGAAACGGCCACGCGCGAAACGCCAACGCTTCCCGGTGCGTCTTGTTGGCGAACGACCTGGCCAGTGCCAGATAATCCGCCTGGGTCCGAATGGCCCGGCACCGATCCAGAATCTCGGTGGTCACCTGGGACAGCGTGTCATACATGACGCGCTCCTACAGGTTGTAATTGCAATTCACGAAGACCCCGTAATAGCTCAGGACCATCGTCGCCTGGGCATCCCACGAAATCTCCAACGCCAGCGATCGCAGCGCCGTATTCCCGCCGATGACAAACGGCGTCCCGCAGGTGATCCGCGTCACGTACGGAGCCGTCTGAATCGCCGTCGCCAACGTCCCCGTCAACGTCCCGCCCGCCGTGCTCACGACCGCGTTCGCCACGTTGTTCGCGTACGTGTTCTCGTGAAGGTCGTACGTGTGCGAGTTCAGCGGGTTGGTCGTGGTGATTTGATACACTACGTCGATCGAGGTGATCTGCATCCCGCGGATGTCGGACACGATGCCGCCACCCGGGATCGACGCGCCTTTATTCGGGTCAGACCCGATCTTGCCGAGCAGGGCTGCCCCGAGGTAAAACACGGTCTGGCCTGCGTTGGCTGCCGCGGTCTTCCGCATGCAGTAGTCGCCGGCCGCGACCCGGGTGTCGGTCCAGGTCCCGGTGTAGAACGACGCATACTTCGCCGGAATCCAGATCGTCCCGTCGGTTTCTTTGACCAGCTTCGTGAGCTGGTCAAGCGTTGACCGTCCCATGACGAACCCTCCTTACGCCGACCCAGCGTAGGCGCCGATGTAGTGGCTGACGCCCGAGCTGAGGTAGAAGGAGCCGAACACCATCTTGTCCGCGTTGAACGGATCCTCCGCCGTCCGCGTCCGCAACCCGCCGTGCTCGTAGGCGTAGACGTGGAAGGTGTCACAGAGGATGAACCACATGGTCGTGGAGTTCAGGAACGGGTAGACGACGATCTCCATCCCTGGCGTGATGTTCTTCATCTCGTTGCCCGCCCGGCTGGCCGTATCAGGCCGATCGGACGACTTGAGGATTTCCCGCGCGACCAGCTCGTACGTCGGATGGACCACGAGCTTACGCGGCATGAGTTGGATCAGCACCCCGCGCTCGTCGGTCATCGTCTTGATCGCCGTGATCGCCGACTGGAACGAGGTGTACGACAGCGTCGACTGCGTCGCCAGGACGTTCGAGAACGTGGTGCCCGACCCCGGATAGCCCGGATGGCTGGCCGAGAACAACGGCACGCCGTCAGCTTGGTTGGTGACGAAGCTGTTGTTGTAGACCGTGGCGCACAGGACTTCCCGCGTGGTCCGGCCCTTATTCCCGAGCGACGTCGCCCGGTCGCCGGCCGTCACGTACCGATCGAACTCCATCAGGTCCTCGGACACCCGGAAATACTTCGTGTACTTCGACAGCTGGAACTTGGTGTAGTACCCGGGCTTCATGTCGTCCTGGGCGTAGTTTTCCTGATCGCCCGTTTCGGTGAACAACCCGTAGCCGACTTCGGTGTTGTGCTCCTCGTACCATCGGCTGGTGGGTTTGACGTTGAACACCTTGGGGTACTGCGGGGCATACCGTTTGTAGCCCTCAAAAATCATTTTGGAGAGGGCGGGGTAGACATTTCTTTGAAATTCTGCTATATTCATCGCTATACATCTCCTTTCATGTTATGCTGGAACCCACATACGACACGAGGTGCGAGCTGGGTATCCCCCTGGCTATCGTGTGCTCTGTCACAACTGCAACGCCGCCATCGGCTTTTACGGCTCTTGCCCGCATGCTCGTTAAGCGGCTCCTTTACCCGATGTGGGCGGGCAGCACTTCAAAGATCCCGCGCACGTTGATGTCCGTGACCACACCGTTGACCGCGTCGTTCGGCAACGCCATCAGCATGAACCCGATGTTGGTCGTGTCGCTCTTGAGGATCGTGTTGATCCCGTTGGTGACCTTCAGACCAAAGCTGAGCCCGATATCGGTCTGGGCGGACGTGCCCTCGAACGTCATCTCGAACAGCGAGCCCGGCTTGACACGCAGCACCGGAACAAGCGCGTTCAAGACGCTGGTCACCGGATCGACCGCCGGCCCCAACGAGAAGAACCAGTACAATTCGCCCGTGCCCGCGCTGGTGACGTGCGCGGTGAGTTTCCCGGACACGACCTTGAGGAACTGGCCTTTGAGGAACGTCTGCGCGGCCGTCGGGGCGATGTAGAGCACCTCTTGGCCGTGTCGATGATTTTCCTGTGCCTGCTTGGTTACGATTGTCGCCGCCATCGCTTACTGCTCCTTCCTGCGGATCCCCGCTTGCGCCGGCAACAGGCGATTCTCAATCGAGACGGTCTCCTCGCCACCTTCCTGATCCTTGCGAGTGCCGACCATCGCCTTTTGCTGCATTTCGGTGAGGCGCCCGCCCTGATGCTCGTGGGCAAACGTCCTGTAGTCCTCTTTCGGAATCTCCATCACGAACTGCTTGCCGGCGACCGGATCGTTGAAACTCTCCTTGAACTTCTCCTTGTCGCCGGTCTTGACCCGTTCCCAGCCGTTCTCGCGGTAGTGGTCGAACTCGGCTTCGCTGACGATCCGTCGTTCGAACTCTCCGCGCTGTGGGATGCGGTCGATGATGTTGTTGGGTCCGCCCATCGTCGTCTCCTTATACGTTCGCGTCCTCGGGAAGATAATGGGTATACGCATCCTTGGCGTCGTCGTCCGACATGCCCAACGCCTGCGCCACCCGTCGTCGCTCGGGGGTTAACTCCCCTTTTTTCGGTGTGCTACGTCCGCCGCCACCGCCAGTCCCACGACCACCTTCGGCCGTCGGGGCGAGTGGCTCGGGGTCAGTCTTCTTTTTCTTTGCCGCGCGCGTGCGATCCAATTCCACCTTGTTCGCCGCGTCGGCCAGCAGCACCGCATCATGCTGCTTGGCCGGATCGAGGCCGTGGTAGATCAACTTGGCCTGGTACTCGCGCGCGACCTCACGGGCAAACTCAGACGTTGGATCCTTGAGGTCAGGAAAGTCGGCCAGCACCTCCTTGAGTTTCTCGCGCTGGTTGGCTTTCCAGTCCGACATATTGATCGCGGTTTGACTGGCCTGCGCCGCAATCCGCCGCCCGTACTCTTCGGGATTTGAGTACATCAGGTCGGTTAGACTCTCCTCCGGCTTGACGGGTGCTGCGGGGATGGTTTTCGCCAGCGTCGCCGCTTGGAATTCGGCCTGCTCCCGCCGCGTGCGCTCATCGGCCAGATCGCGCTCCGTCTTCTCGCGCTTGCGCTCGGACTCGGCCAGCCGGTTCTTGAGCGGTACTCCGCCCTCGTCCTTTTCCTCTTCCTCCCCCTCACCAGGTTTCTTCCCGGGTGCGGGATCCCCGGTCTCTTTACCCGCGTCTGGATCGGGAGTCAGATCAGGATCAGAATCTCCGGCTGGTCGTTCGTCCTCTTTTTCTGGCGGCATGGTCTGTCCCTTTCTTGCGCTGTGACGCCGCGCCGGCGAAATGCCGTGGGGTTTACGTTGCCCACGAAACGGTTAACAATCTATTCCCCTTCTTCCTGTTTAGCGTCACGATCGGACTACTTCTTCTTGCCGGTCTTCTTCTTCATGGGCTTTTTCATGGTTGCCTCCCTGGGATGTTCCCGACGATCCGTTGAGTCAGTATACTCTCCCCGCAACTTTTGTTCCATCACAGACTGTTTGCTCATGCCCGCTCCTTCGAGATGAACGCCTGAGCCTCTTCGAACCAGACCTTCGATTGTTTCAGCACGTCTTCAACGCCCTGGAGATGCCCCAGGTTGACGTCGTGACGGTCCTTGCCCCCGGTACACAGCCGTTTCACGCTCTCCGCCGCCATCCGCTTGATCCGGCGTTCGATCAGGGACCAGCCGGGCGTCTGGAGGGTCATCACCAGGTCCATCGCGTCCACTTCCCCGCGTGGATAGTCCTGGTCAGCCATTAGGCATCACGCCCATCGGCGCCCCCATGCCGTTGCCGTTGCCCGCTGGTGGCCCACCCTGTCCCGGCATCGGCCCGCCGCCCGCGACGGGCACGCCGCTCGCGCCCTGAGGCGGCATGGCCCCGGCTTGGGTCATCTGAGACTGGAGCGCCGACGCCTGCTGCTTGGCCTGGGCCTGCCGGAGGTGTGCGGTATTGTGCTGCTCGATCGCGGCGAACGCTTCCGCGTTGGCCAGCTCGGGGCGTTCCCGCAGATCGGCCTCGAACTGCTTGTGGCTGACGTAGTGCTCCATGTCGTTGTCGCCCGGGTGCGGCATCAGCACGACCCCACGCATCATCAGGACGTTCTCGCGCTTGGCATCCATCGGGCTTGACCTCGAGGGATCGGGTTTGACCAGGTAGTCGTCGGGGTTGCGGACGCCCATCGCCAGGTACAGATCGCGGTCGGCTTTGTAGACCGTCTCCGCATTGCTGATCCCGAGTTGGATCTTGAGGGGATTGCTCGCGTTCGCCGACACCATCTGGGCGTTCTTCATCTCCTGTTCTTGATTGAGCTTATTCACGTCGATGTTCAGTCGGAGCGAGAGACTCGACGACTGCGGAAACGCAACATTCGACTGCTTCCCGGTCTCGGCGATCACTTCGATCGGATCCCCGTAGTTGCGGTACAGATCGACGATGATCTCGATCAGGCCGGCCAACCCCGTCATGCTGGCCTTCGCCTTGCTCCCGACCCCGCGGCCAAAAATACGCTGGAATCGGATGTTCAGCTCGTTCTGCACCATCGCCGACTGCCCTAAGGTACGCGGGGTCGGACGCTGGAGCAGTTGGGTCTCACCAACACCATCAATGGCCTGCGTCATGGTTTGCAGCCGGTCATAGAGCACAAAGAGCGGCTGGAGATTGGCGCTGAAATCAGGCTTGTAGAAAGCCTCGTTCATCTTGCCGGTTCCGTTATCGGGAAATTGGTTGATCCGCCCGACCGAGAGCTTGCGCTGCTCCGGCTTGAGCGGTGTCGTGCCGTTGTAGAACAACGACGCGATGGCCTGGAGCATACTCGAATCCATCGTCAGGTTGTGGATCGCGGTTTCTTCGCGCGTAGAGTCACGAATCATCTTCGGAATCCCAAACCCATAGTTGGGCTTGCCTGGGATCTTGCCGATGATGATTTCTGAAAACGGCCGGTAGGTCATCCCTTCGCCGGTCCTCGACTTATTTCTGACGACTTGCTTGGCGTCCGGCGAAATCGTGATGATCCGGTCTTCAAGGATCCCGTCACCCTTCCAATCATGGAGGATGTAGCACTCCAGAAACTCGAATTCCTTTTCAGGTGTCGCTTGCGGATCGACACCGGCGGCCTTGTTGCGGATCGCCTCTGCATTCGACGGCTGGTTGTAATAGGCGTCCTGCCGGCGCTTGGCATAGACCGCGAAATTCGATTCAGGCGAGATGTCGATGCCCTTATACGTGCCCGCCTTCACGCGCTGGACGATCTGACTCCACCGCAACCAGACACGATGCGCGATGATCTGGCAAGTCTGAAGCGGGCCAACGGACTTGCGAAAATCCTCGGGGTTGATGACGTAGGTCCGCACGCCCTTGAACACGATTTCCACGTACGTCACGGTCGCGTGAATCTTGTCGCCCACTTCTTCCCACTCAACCTTGGCGGTCTGCTTTTTTCCGTCGCGCTCGAACGTGACGGTCCAGACTCGCTCCCTATCTTCGACGACCGTGAAATCCTTGAACTGCCGACTGAGCCGGTTGATGAGGAGCACCGTGACGTGCTCATTGGTCAGGGCAAGATCGGCGAGTTCCGGCGGAATCCGAATCTTCCAGGTCTTTGACACCCGCTGCGATTCCTCTTCCCAGCACGCCTTGGCCCGACGGCAGCCGCCGATCAGGCTTTCCAGGCCCCAATCGTCGAGGAGGCCGATGATGTCGACATCGTCTTCGAGCTTTTGGTTGATGTAGCGGGTCGCCTGCGCGACGTCGTCCGGGTTCTCACCCGTGAACGTGACGAGCGGTTGCGACTTCTCCGCGGCGAACATCATCCTGGCGTGGATCGAGTCGACGTGGCTCATCGTGACCATGCCGCCGATGTCGAGATTCGACGCGCCCACGAACGGTAACGAAGACTCCGGCCGGCGGCGACCCGCCAGATATTGCAGCACGGCCTTGTCCTCTTCGTCCAGCGCCTCAACGTGCTCGGTCTCGTCGTCCGAGATGAAGCGGTTGACGAACTGGATGATGTCGTCGTCGGTCTTCATCAGGCCAGCACGATCTCCAGCACTCCGCTGGCCAACGTGGGCACCTTGAGGCCGTCGATCCACCGCTGGCCCTCTTCGTACGTCGCGGAGACGTAGTTCGCTCCGGCCGCGACATCGGCCCAGACGTGTCCACCGGCAACGTCGGTGACGACCGCCGTATGTCCAGCCGTGGTGCCTCCGCGCCACTTGATCGAGTGGATTTTGAGGCGCCGAGCGTCGATCGTATTCCCGCTGTTGGTGTTGTCGATGACCCAGGTATTACTTGTGGGATGGAAGACGTTCGCCATGTCAGCCTCCGATGAACAACAGAATGAACAACCCGGTGTACGTCCGACTCCAGACGTTGTACTGCGCCTGCCTCATAATGCCAGCCGGCGGGACCCCGCCCCCATCCGTAAACGACCACACCGACCCGACGCGGATCATGGCGCCCTCACCGCCAGTTCAATCGCCAGCGCGGCGTCGCACTCCTTCGCTTCGGGGTGCCGATTGAGAAGTGCCCGGAGTGCCTGTGCCCGTTTGAATTCGCCGGACTGTCCAGCAAATCCTTTCTCGATATGCTCGACGAACATCCGCGCTGAGACCAACAGACCAGGAGCAACTAGGGGAATCGGTCGCCATCCAGCCAGCCGGGCGATCCCGAGCCCGAGCACCACAATCACTCTGCGGATCATCTTCATGTCGGATCGACCTCGCTGATCGGATTACCCGCAGTCGTCGCGACCGCGGCCGTGAACGAAACGGTCACATCGTCTTCTTTCCTCGCAGTCAACGTCCCCGCCGCAATCGTGACCTTATTCCGCAACACCCGCAATGCCTGCCGTGGCGTCCTGACCGCCGTGGAGTCCGTCCCCGAGTCCGTCCCTGTCGCCATGTTCCGGTCCAGGGTCGCGTCCGCGATCGCGCTCAGTTCTGCCGCGGCGTGGGCGCCAGCGCCAATCCCTCCCGTCGCTACTGCAATCCCCGTTGCGGCCGTGATATTCGTCGGGCTCGCCACGGTCGTCGGGAAGGTCGCGGCGAGGAAGCCGGTCGGCTGCGTGTAGGTCGGCATCCGACTGCTGATCGTCGCGTTCAAATTATCGACGATCAACTTCCCTATCGAACCGGCTGTGGTCAGCGCCGAGGTCAGTGCGTCCCAGATCGCCTGTATCCCCGCGGCTGAGAGCGCCACTAACCCACCGGCGGTCACTGATAAGACCGAGAAATTGGTCGGTAGGAACGCTAAAATACGCTCACCCTGGTAGAGCGCACCCGCATTATCTTTGTAGAGTGCGCGATACTCACGATTTCCGCTCGGAATCGTCCATCCGGCCGCCCATACCCAGATCCCCTCCGTCTTTTCAGTGAGCGCCTGGATCTTCGTCGTCCACCCCGTATCCTTGAAAGTGGAGTCGGCGAAATCAAAATAGTACCCATCATCGCGCAGCAAGAGTAAATCGACGGACGTGACGAATGTGCCGGGTTCGTCGAAGAATGGATAGAATTTCCCGCCCGGCACATACATCAGCGTCTCATGGTCCTGAGTTTCATCCCGAGGCTACCAGCGATCGTCGCCGACGACTCCAATTCATCCCAAATCGAGATCGGTGTAATGACTCCGGGGATTCGTGTCAGTAGTGTGGTTGTACCAGCCGTATCACCTCCGGCGTATGTTGACCGCGAGGAGATCGTCGCGTTGATGTTGTCCCCGATGATCTTTCCGGCAGTTCCGGCCCCATATGCACCGGGAAGCGCCGTGGACCACGGATCACCAGCGGCTCCAGCCGCATTGAGCGCCGCCCCCGTTGATCCAGCCGTCAGATGCGACGCGAGCACGGTATCCCACGTCTTATCGGCGGCCGCTTGAGTGATGTCGACAAGACCACCGGCCGTCACGGACAGAGAAGCAAAGTTTGTCGGGAACGCCTGCGTCAGGCTATAGCCCGTCTTCCCGATGTTCCAGTCACCCTTGCCATTGAAGGCCGATGCCGCGATCCCGGCCCCCGTCAGCCAATTCGCCGTAATGGCTGGGAGGTTTGTCAGATTCGTGGCCGTTGTGATCGTCCCGCCCGTGATATTCGTCGTGTTCGCGACGGTCCCGCTAGGGAACGTCGCGGCGAGGAAACCCGAGGGCTGCGTATAGGTCGGCATCGGACAGGCCGCTTGCACCCGGAAGATCCGAGCGGTGAGATCGACCGTCTTTGCAGTCGGCACCGCTCCCCGCATCGTGATGATGTAGGTGCCGTAGGTCGGGGACGCGCCGACCGGGTATTCTCCACCGTAGCGTCCGGTCTCCGAGTTGATGTTGACCGGCGTCGTTAAGGCCGAATAGGTATCCACTCCGGCGTCTGTTGTAATTTGTAGCGTGGCGACGGGCGAGGTGGGGTTAGCGACCGTACCGGTATCGTCATGGAAGGTGCGGTTGTAAGGCACGACATCGTTCGCCACATGGCACACTTCGGCCCAGACCCAAGATGGCATCAGTAGGCCCACGATGAGACCAAGTATCGTTCGCCTTATTCCCATAGCTCGATCACCTCATCGTTCAGCAGCATACGGAACAAGCTCGCAGCCTCCGCCGCCGCCTGGAACGTCTTGAGCATCGGCGAATCAGTCAACGGCGCATTGGGATAGGCCGCGACTTCGGCCACCAGCAGGAGCCGACTGGCCCCGTTATTCATCGCCGTCAGACGAGTATACTTAAAATGAGTCGGCAGCGTCAGCGTCCCGGCCAGGAAATCGCCGACGACTGTCGGCGTACTCGTGGTCGATTTGTAGAGATAGTACGAGGTCAACCCATTCGTCGCCAGGAGCCAATAGGTTCCGCCAACATAACTGATGGTCTGACTAAAGGCCGGTTCATTGTTGGCCAATACAATTTCCGCACCCCAAGAAGACGAGGTGCACGTCGCATTCGTCGTGAACGGTTTGGCTTTCAGATATCCGGGACTCGTATCCGTCAGATAGGCCACGACCGCATTCCCACTCCCATCACCGGCGGCATTCAGAAAACTCTCATTGGCCGTCGTGACGCCTGCCTTGACCAGTGGCATCGTATTCACCGAATAACACCACGCGGACCCCGTCCACTCATTATGATAAATACCCAGCGTGGTATCCGTTTCGGTGAATTGCTCCAGGAGCAACATCTTGGTCCCGCCGGTATTAACTAGAAATGTTTGCTTGGCGTTCGTCTCGCCATTATCCATGTTCGCAAAACCCCACGTACCCGAGAGGGTATCTGCGGTGGCGGATCGTAGGACGCGCGCCTGCACATAAAAAGGAGAGTTGTTGTCCGTGACGCTCACCGAGCAATACAGAAACCCGTCACTCCCGCGAGCAAAAGCGACATCGTAAATCTTCATGTTGGTCCCAAAGGTCGTCCCCGCGGAGGTGACGATGGCGGTTTCATCGGCATTCCATGCAATGCTCGGCGTGCCCGCGTTGATCGTCGCGGTCCGGACCATGAGCACATACCAGTCGGCGCTTGACGTACCTTTGGGATAACAGGCCGTCACCGTATTCCCCGTGATGACCAGCGCCCCCGTACTGCCTGACAAGTCCAACCCACGGCCCGTGAGCGTGGCGGTCAATCGGAGCGAGGGGTTAAAGACGCAATTCGGATCAGACATCACGAGTTCCTGCGCCGTCCCGTTATAATAGAGCGTCACGCATCGACCAGACGAGTGCTCGACGAGTCGGGGCTGACTCCGAGAATTCACAACCGACGCATGGACATTGAATGCGGCCGTCGCGTCTTGCGTCGTGTCCAGGAGCACGTCGCCATTCTCGCCGATCACCCGTGTCCGGCTGGTGTCCGTCCCGGCGGTATTGATCTCCGTCACACCAAAGCTGCGCCCACTCGCCGTCGCTCGAAGGAAGCGGCTGTTCATCGCATTCCCGTAGTGGTATTTCACGACGTTGTTGTAACTGGAAAAGCCGATACCCGCAACCGCCACTTCTTTCTGCGAGCAGGAGGCAATGTTCTCATGGTCTACGATATAGTTGAGATGGCTGTCGCCCGTGACAAAGAAATCGTTGTTGGCCGCCCCATTGTTGCAGAGCAGCGTTTGATAGTCAGTGCGCTCCCACTCATAGCCATAACTGGCATTACTCTCACAATTCGTCTGATCCGTTGGTTCGCATCCCTGCGTGCCCCAGGCATCCACCCCAGCTGTATAATAGAGCCCCTTGCTGAACGCATGATAGACTTGGGCCGCGGTGGTATTCTTGATCGCCTCCGAGAGGTCCACGAATTGCTGCGTCCCCAGCATGGATTTGATCGTCGTCACCACATCGAGGTTTTGACTCGTGCAGGACGCACCGCAGTTGACGTTCGGGGTCACCGAAATTTGCGTGGCCGAATCACGCGAGGTCACACGATACCATCGGCCGGCCGTGGCACTGCCGAAATAGGCCCGATCATCCGCTGCGACAGCCTGCGTCACAAAGTCGCATCCGGAACAGGTGATCGTCGTCCCGCCATTGGTCGCGGTTCCACTCGTGCCCAGTAATCCGAACCCGGCCGGTTTGAGCGCCATGAGCAGGCCCCCCCAGCCGATCGGCACCGCGGGGGCGAAATCCACCTGGACATTCCCCGTCGCGCCGGTCGTGTTGCGCGAGGCGTAGCTCATCGTGAGCATGCCATCGGCGCCGGTGGCGCTCTCGGCATAGACCTCAGTATAGGCTGATGGATCGGTGCCGGTCGTGATGACCGACGTAGTGTTATTGTCTTCTCCCATCACGGCCGCGACGATGAGTGAGCTCGCCGACAGCGTGGTGATCCCTGTGAGCACGGCCGGATCGGTCGTGTTGGTCGCGGCGGTGTTCTTGACTTCCCAGGGGTCCCCGGACGTTGTGGCGCCGCGGAAGACATAAATCACCGCGAATAGATCGCCGCTCGACGTATTCCGATCGACCAGTGGGTTGGTCGTCGACCCGCTCGTAGCCCGTAGGTAGTACCACCAGTACCGCGCCGTCGTTCCACGATCTACCGTCGTGATCTGCGTCCATCCCGAGACCGTCAGTGTATCATCCACGTCTCGTATCCATGCTTGGAGCAGCAGAATATCGTTCGTCGCATGGGCTGGAATGACCGGAGTCACCACGCTATTGGTTGACGCGGCAATGGTCCCCGATGCCTGCAACGACGGAGCGGCTTCCCCGTATTTGCGCTCATCGGGATCCTGAAACTTCATCCGATATGTCATGTGGTCTGGCGTCACAAAGAGTGTATTCAAAAACTGGTACGTCCAGTACCGAGTCCCGGTGCGGAGTGCCGGAGGATTCAACCCCTCAGCCGCCGCACCCGTGCCGACATAATCGTCCCAGACGAGACTGGCATTGGTAAAGAGCGAGCCATCGGCTTGAGTGGTTTCGTCACATTGATTCGATGCGGGCGTGCCGTTGTTACAGCCCGTATCATGGTCATCCCACATATAGGCCATCGCATGCGTGAGCCGATATTCGGCCAACTGCGGGTCATGGGTCACGTCGAGAAACTTGATCTCCTTATCTTCTCGCGTGCTCGCTTCGGGCTCCCAAAAGGGCGGACCCAAGGTACTCAAAGCCGGCAATCCGTCATAATAAACGTCGCCAATAAATAACGTGAGGTCCGCGTTATACCCAGCCATCCGGGACCAGAGAACATAGGGCTTTTGCGCCGAATTATGGCAATCGGTAAAGATCACCGTCAGCTGTCCGTCTGTCCCCGGTGCGGCCGGAGTCTTCACGGTGAGTTGATCCTTTTGGACCGTACACACACTGGAGACGCAATGATAGATACGGATTGAGTGGGTGGATGAGACGGCAAACCCCGTCGCGGTTACAAAAGCACGATACAGGCGGAGGCCAGAGGTCGTTCCTGTCAGCGCCTTTTCGGATGAACACGTTTCTGTCCCCGTACAGGCGGTTCCTGGCCATGAATCGGCTTGGAGCTTCCACCCAATTTTCATCGTGCCTACGGTATCGCCAGACTTGATATAGAACAGACCCCACGTGGGCACATCAAAGGTGGTGGTTTGATAGCGTGGCAACCCATACGTCGGGCCACCGACCAGCGTGTCATCGCTGTAGCGATGGATGGTTCCGCCGGTCAGTGCGTGGGTATTGAAGACATCCCAAATCGTGCCCGTGGTGCAATCATCGGCATCCGTATCCGTTTTGACCTTAATCCGTACCGGCATCGGGAGGAGGGCCGTGGTCCCAAAGGTAACGGTTGGCGCGGCACTCGTCACCTTGCCGAGATACACGTCCCCGTTGGTACAGACCATGCCCTCCCGATTGCTCGGTAAGCCATTCAAGGTATAGGTATCGGCTTTCTGCATGACATAGTATTGCCACAGAATGCCGGCCTGATCCCCAACCAATCGGTCTTGGCCGCCCGTCCATGACGCCAATCCTTGTGCCCCCGCTGCCTCCGCCGTGCTCAATTGCTGCGTTACGCTGCCGTTGCCGAGCGTGCAGCCCGTGGTCGTTCCAGCTTTTGTCCGGACTGCAACCGTTACCGGGGCGACGCCAGACACGGAAATGACCACGGCGGCATACGTGCCAAGCGTCGAGGAAATATCGAGTGCCTCAGCCATCAACTCTGCGGAGCCGTTCTTCACCCGATACCACCGGACATGAAATCTATCCGGACTCCCCGCCTGACTCACCCGTATTTCATGGTAATTATTCGCGTCTTGCCAGCGGAAATAATACCGCACGATTTGGAAGGGGGAGGCGACGGCGTTCGGCGTGAAGCAGAGCGTCATTGTATAATTTTGCGGATGGATACGCTGCTGCGATCCCGCCCCAGGGATGAGCTTGATCGTTCCATTCGGCCATGTCCCCGCGACGACAATTGAATCGACCGAGGCTTCGAGTTGGGATGTGACACTCAACTGCCGACTGGCGGAGAACACCATGCCTTCGGACTGGTTAATGATGGCGGCGTGAGAAAGAAGGGGGGCCGCGAGGAAACCTGCGACTACCACAAGGCCGCGGAGGAGCGAACGGATCACTCAGTCATAGTGGGTTCCGGCCTCACGGGCTCCAGATGAAGAGCGACCAGCGTTTTACAATACCGGCACCACACATTCGCTTGCAGCTTCCCGTTGAGACGTTCCACGGGCAATCGCTCTCCGCACCGACAGCGATGGATGTCATCCTCGTTCGACATATTTAATAGACGTCCCCCAAATCCCGCACTGTATCCACCATTCGCAGCCAGATCACTGATGGTTTGGGCTCGTTAGGCCTTCGTCGACCCGCGCGCTGCTCGACCTCCGCTCTCCATTGCTCGACTTCCGTTATCCACTCTTCAAGCGGAACTGAAGACTGCCGCTCGGACGCCTCATAGTAACTATCCCCCAAAATGTACGTGACTCCCGGCTCAAGGTGCGCGAGAAAATCACAATACTGGGTTCTCGGCATCGTAGCGCAATTCTCGCGGCTTCCGATCGTCAACCTCTCGTCCTCGTATTGTCTGCCCGTATTCGGCATAAAGAACACGAGAAGAACGAACACGACAAGAAATCCAGCGAGTGCCAGGGCCATCCTATTCATAGTAGGTATCTCCATCGACATAGGTGATTGGCCCATAGTGAAGGCTCCACACCCACAATCGGAACAGGCAGTAGAGCCGTCTTATCGTCATGTCCACTCCCATCCGCACTCACAGGTGATGGTGGTTGTCGGGTCCAGCTTCTCTAGGCTCATCCGGCACTGAGGACAGTCCCGCCGCCAGCGGTGCTGTGGTGTCCCGTCGGGACCAGGGATCACCTCATAGTCCACGTCGTCATCGCTCATTCCCATTCCCGTTTCACCTGCGCGCGTCCCAGATACGCCACGTTGCTCACCGTAGCGGATCGCGTCACCTGTTCTCGCTTGAGCGCATCCAGTCGTCGCTCTTCCGCTCGCGTGGGCGGCTTGAATCGCCGCCACTCCCGCAGGATCCGATTGAACCGGCGAAGCAATGCCGCCGTGACCATCACGGTCTGGGCGGGGCCGTGGATCGGCGGGACCAGTTCTGGCCCCCAGATCCGCGACACGAGATTGCGGGAGCCGGACTCGAACCGGCGATTGACAGGGTATGAACCTGTCCGGATGGCCGCTTCCTCATCCCGCAATCGTGCGCCCATGCTCTCCCCCCCACAAGCCCCCGGAGCGGACTCCGAGGGCCAAGCAAGAGAGAATCGTGTCAGCTACAATCCGGTCTGTTTCCACGCGGCAGTTGTCAATGAGACGAGTTTCGGCCCCAGTGCCGCGACGTCCAGCGCGGCGTAGAACATGAATTGGCTCTCGGCCCGACTGTCTAACGCATAGACCGCATTCGCGCTCAGCCCTTCGAGCAGGTAGGCCCCGAGCCCCAGGAACGCAAAGCCGTTGCCTTGCTGAGTCGGCGTCGCGCTATCGTTCCCGGCCGCCCCGGAGTAGCCGCCGGAGAGCACCCCAAGCTCAAGAATCTTCTGATCCTTCCAGGAGACCACAAACCCCGGAATCGTCAGGTTCTCGTTCACCACGCTCAAAATGTTGTTGAGGCCGACCGATCCCGCCTCCCCAGGGTCATTGAGGCCCCCGGAGAGCGTGACGCCCGTGGTGACCCTGGTCGGGATGTCGGCGAGGCCATAGGTGAGGTCAGATGCCGTTGCCAGACCCGGCAAGGCGAACACCAGCGCCACCAGCACGACCAGGAGAACCGCCATGCCGCCCTTCTTCTTGCCCTTAGAAGGTTTTGACTTTGTGCCCATGATGATTCTCCTCGGTTAGTTACTTATCAACAGGTTATCAACAGGCTGTTGATAACCACTTATCAACAGTTTCCACAGAATTCACAGCCCCTACTGTAATAAAGGACGGAGCGTAGCAATCGTCCCTCCACAACATCGGTGATTCGGACGCCTCGTTCAGTCACGGGCTCCCCACACGGTTCCCCACACCCCTCGCACTTGGAAGTGGGTGTGAGGAGGGAACAGGGATCTGGAGGAATCCAAGTCCTTGCCCTGTAGTCTTCTTGATCGAATTCATGGGGACTACTTGGCGACGCCCGCCCGTAACGCTGCCAACCCACCCGCGCCGAGGATGCCGATGAGCGTCTGATACGTCGCGTCGTCGATGAAGCCCAGGGCATGAGCTGTTGCCGCAAGCCCGATCCCGATCGCACAGAGGTACGTCTTATACCCGTCAAACATGGTGCCCCCTTTCGTCAGGTGGTGATACAGCCGGTAGAGCTTCCAGAGTTTCAGGACATTCACGGTGTCTCCGCCTCAACAAACAGCGCCGCATTCGCCTTGACCGCATCGGCTCGGATCAACGCCCCCAACTTCTCCTGCTCCGCGCCGTTCAGCCGGACCTTCATGCCGGCCAGCTCGATGACCAGGGGTGTGCCTCCGACGGCCGCCGCGAGGACGATGCCCCCGACGACGCCGACCAAGGCCGATTTCACGTCGAGGGTCATCGCCGCCGCCTCGACGGGCCGTTGAAGTAGAGCCGGTAGTACAGAATGCCGAATCCCACCGTGATCCCAAACTGAAAGGCCGCACCAGTCCACGGGGGCCGTGGGATTCCTTGGGCCGCCATCAGCAGCGTCAACACGAAGAAGGCGAGCAACACCACCGTAAACAACGTCAGGGCAAACGCCGTGGCCCGATGCTCGGGCGCCAACATTCGCCAGTAGAATGTGGCCGCCTTCCACACCAAGAAGGCGTTACAGCCTGCCCCGGCCGCCGTTAGCCAGTACCAGGTCTCAGCGGTTAGAGGCATGCCTCGTCCGGTCCTGTTCATCCGCGATCCGCTCCACGCCCTGTGTGAGTCGTACCATCTTCTCGTCCAACTCCTGTTGCCGCTGGGTGATCCGTGCTGCCTTCCGTTGCAGAGGCAAGCACAGCTTGATCTTCGTCAGCCATCCAGTGAAAGCGGTCACGGCCGTACTCATTGACCCAGCCGACCGAGCAGACCGTCCATGATCTTGTGCTGGTGCTCGATATAGAGGTCCTTCGCGTCCAGACACTTCGCAAACGCACGCGCCAGCCACGCAACCGCAGGAGTGGCGACTCCAATCACCGTGCCCCCGTAGACCAGCAGGCTGTGACAGTCGAGTTCCATGCGTCATGAGACCCCATACCCGACCGGCGCGTCGACGTCCGCGCTCGCGTCCGCGTCGATCCGCGGCGCGCCCCCATCCTCGGCGTGCGTGCCTGGCAGATACGACACCGGTGGCCCGGTTGAGACCGCCACCTGCGCCCACGGCTTCGTGGCGATGAGGTACTGGACGTTGTCCATGCAGTCGTCACGTTCCTTGAGAATCTGGTCCTGTTCGTTGGTGCCCGGTTCGTGCTCCTGCCACTTGTAGTTTTTCCATTGCCAAATCGTTTCGGTGCAGTTCTTGGTGGTGTAGAGCAGCGCGGGCTCCCCTGAGGCTGGCTTGAGCTGTTCCTTCACTAGCAGGATGTTGTCCCACTTGTTGTGCTTGCGGGCGTTCTCGAACGTCAGGCCGAATTCCGCAATGATCTCCTTGATCGTGCGGCCGTCGTTGCGCTTGTGCTGTTGGGTGGTGAGCGAGTAGTCGATGATCCGGCGGATGTGGCCTACCCGGCCGCCAGGCCAGTGTGCCGCCTCAAAGGCGATCATCATTCGGAAGAAATCGCGCGTCGACTGCTCGGGCCGGCCAATGAGTTCGGCATGGATAAACCCGGCCCCGCCCGGGCACTGCGCATGGTAGTTCGCCACGAACGGCCGTGCGAGGTGCGGATCCAGCGACATGGTCCGCGGCCAGCTCGCCGGCGGCACGAACGCGGTCGTCTCATGGATCCCGCTGTCGTACTCCTGAAAGATCGCGCCTTCCACCGCGATGTCCCAGTCGCCCAACAGGTAGCGCTTGACCCAGGACGCCGGAAACCGTGATTCCAAGTCCGAAACGTAGTGCGGATTCTTGCGCATCAAGTCGACGTTGTGTTTCGGGGAGAAGTGCAGGTAGTGGTAGTAGGGATGCCGGTACTGCTCGAGCCACGTCGGCTCGATCACCTTGGAGGGTTCGATCCCGATGGAGCGCATGTAGGCCCGGTCCTCCTCGGTCTCGCGCGGATCGTCGATCTCGGGGATCTCAGTGCCCTCCGGGTGACGCGGTCGCTGTGCGTTGTCGTAGAAGAGCGTCTTGGAAAACCCGGGATTCGGGTTGGCGCCGACCAGCATGACCCTAGGGATGTCCTCCCCACCGTCGATGCTCGAGCGCAATCGGCCTTCCATCGTCGCGTAGGTCTTCTCGACGATCTCTTCTACCTGGTCGATGATGATGAGGTCGAATTCCAGACCCAACTTCCCCTCGACGTCCTTGAGTTCGAGGAACACGATCTCCGTCTTGTTGTGAAAGACGACGCGGTGGGACGCCTCGAGGCGGTCCTTGAGCCCTTTCTGCGGCAGCTTGATCCACCCGGGCGGGCACATCTTCACGAAATCGTCGTAGACGGTGTCGCGAAGGTCGTTGAAGTCTTTGCGGCCGATGCCGATGCGCGCGCCAGGGTATTTCTGTGAGAACCAGAGGGCAAAGCCCACCTCGACCTTCGTGTTGTGGGTGGGGATCATAGACTCACCCGCCAAGTAGCAGGCGGAGGGGGAATCGACCGCAATGCAGCGCGTCGGGACCGAGTCAATAGGGTCCACGGCGACAATGTACCGTTGCCGATGCGTCCCACGGAAGCCGTCCGTTTTTTGCTGTGACCGTTTCCGATCCAGGCGAAAGACCGGTCGGTCGGCGACAAATTTCAGCCGGTACTTCGGCCCGATGTCTCGTCCATCGAGTGTTGCGCGACCTTCGCGGAGCGTGACTTTCATGCCCAGCGAGATAATCAATTCACGGGCATCGTCGATCAGTGTTTTGTTGGTGAGGAGTAGTTCACAGTGCCCGCCGTGCGTCACGGTCCCGTCCGTATCCATGAGCCCCTGGAGGAGCGCGAGCCGTTGGTCGATCGCCGCGCGAAGATAGTCCGAGGGAATGCGTTTATGGCCGAGCAAATCGTACGCGTGAAGCCCACCGTGAAAGTCACCTCCGATGCCGTAGGCGCCGCACTTCCCTGGAGCTGTCCGATACTTTTTCACCGGATATCCCGCGAGTCGAACCTGTTCGATGGTCTCGGCGTCGCCCTCGGCGCAGGCGAGCGTCGGCGCATCGGTTGCCCCGTCACCCAGCCAGACCCCAAGGACGTACGGGTCGATGGCCAGGTGACGGTCTTTACATTCGAGGGGACCTGCCACGGCAATCGCGTGGTTGCGCTCATGGCCGTTATGCCGGAGCGTTGCGCGAAGCTCTTCCGTGGTTCTGACTGTCCCGGTTGGGGGCATCAAGAGATCGTGCCCCATGACCTGATTGCGTTGGACCAGAGATTCGCGCAGCCCTCGTCCACGGCGGGGCCGCGTCGCCCGTCTCTGCTGACGATAGGCGTCGTTCCGTTTGTGCTGCTTCACGCGCTCCGACCACGTCGTCGTCACCCAGCGATGTTCATCATCCGCAATCAGCGTCGCCCCGTCCGAAAAGGTGATCCGATAACAGGACCGATCATGGATGGCTGAGACCTCGGTAACCGTACAGGACACGCCGAGCTCGTCATAGAGGGCCTCCCCGACCTGAATCTCCCCCATGAGCGTCCATCCCGTAGGCGTTGGGAGCGGCGTGTCGAGGGCCAAGCCTTTCCCTCCCCCGATGGCGCCCCCGCACAGGATCCTCAGCGTGTGCTTGCTCTGATGCTGCTCCACCAGACGAAACAGTTCGTTTTGATTGTTCGGCTGCGCCTTGAAGTAGACCTTTTTGGTGCCGGTCTCGCGGTCAATGCCGACCACGGCGTAGCACTGGGAGTTCACCGGCCGCCTCCGAGCGTCTTTTTGAGCTTGGCGCCGAGCGAGGGGGGTGGCCGGGGCCGGTCGACGACGGGTGTGGCTGATGGCCAGTCGGCCTCGGTGGTCAGACGATCGCCAAGGTGGACCCGCTGGGTGACGCCGTGACAGGTCAGGACGAAGATTGGTTTCCCGTCCAGGACCACGACCTC